GGCCTTGCATAGCAACCTCAAATGTTTTGTTCGTTACTATTATTTATATCGCATAAAAAAAGGGCGACTCGAAAGCCGCCCTTTAAAGAATGTCCGGTTAACCCGGCTTCTTATTATTTTACTTACAGAAGGTTTTGAACCAAAGTACGTCTGTAATAGACGTTGCTTGATGCACCTAATCCATTGTCGCTTGGCGAGCCAGATGCGAATGAAGTAGTACCTTTTGCGAATGGGTTTGCAACCATTCCGTAACGTGTCTTGAAGCCCAACTTCGACTGGAAGCTGTTCTCACCAACCGCACGTACCATTTGCAACGGTACATATGGGCAATAGAACACACCAGCATCAAAGGCGTTAGCACCTTTGTAGCCAACTACTAAGTAGTTTGAACCAGCATATGGGTCAATGTATACACGGAAACGACCGTTAAGAACACCTACGAAAGTGTTACCTGTGTCGTCTGGGTTTAGGTTGTTGCTGTTTAACGCAGGAGCGTAATCCAGTACACCAGCCATTTGAAGCGCAGAAGCTACGTCAGATGAACAAAGGATGATGTTACCCTTGCCACGTCTGGTATCTTTTGCGATTTGGTTTGCTTCACGTTCAATTTGGAACATAAGTCCTTTGAACTTCTCTACAGACCAACGACCGTTAGCATCAACATCTAAGTTGAAGATACCAGCGTTTGCTGTGCCTGTTGCAGAACCCTGCTTAGCAGAGGTGTAGATTGTGCGAACAACTTCACGGTTGATCTCAGCAAGCAATTCAGCAGAAAGCATATTTGCAAGCTCAGTTTCAGCGTCAAGACCATGAATAGCTTTCAAGTCTTGTGCTAGCTCAGTTGTGTATTCCGCTTTCAATGCACGTGATTTAGCTTCAACAGTAACTTTCTCGATTGAGAAGGTCATGTCGGAGAATGTATCACCTGAACCGTCACCTAATGCTTCAGCAGTGGCTGTTGCCATGCCTGTAGCGGTGCTGATTGCAGCAGTGTTAGCTTGTCCTAAGTCGCCATTGTCAGTGCCTGCACCAGAGAAGTCAGTCAAGGGTTCGTTGTAGAATGCTTCAGCTGAAACATCTGTTCCGTCACCATGTGTCTTATAGTTCGAACGCATAGCAAAGATAAGTCCTGTTGGACCTGTCATTGGCTGTACGCCGGCAATGTCGTATGCGATTAAGTTTGGCATCGCACGTCTAACTAAAGAGATAAGTACTGGATCGTAATTATCAATATTAGAAGTGTTGTTAGCGGGTGCTGCTTCTGCAAGAAGACCGGCAGGAGAGTACGAGGAACCTTCACGTAGCGAAGTTTCTGTGTTCTCCAAGATCTGTGCTGTTACAGCTTTTTTGTGATTGTGGTCAATACCAGGTAGAGACTCATGCTCTAGGACTGGCTTCCACTTTTTCAGTAGTTCTTCGTTTCTCATGTTTGAGTTCTCCTTATTTGAGATAATATCTACTATTATTTATGAAATTATGATTTTGCAGCAAAACGTCCAAGAGCTTGTGCGTAAGCAGCAACTGACTCATCAACTAATTCAGTTTCTGCCTGCTTTTCATCTTCAACTGCTTCCTCAAGGAATTCTGTTTCATCAACCACTGCGGTCGTTGCTTCAGAGAAGTAGTTTTCCTTGATAGCCTCTACTTTCTTGGCGAAGTCTTCAACGGTCTCGTATGAAACACCTTCTGAAAGAACTTTAAGCTTTTCAGCTTGTGTATCTGTAAGTCCTTCAGAAACTTCTTTGAAAGAGATTTCTAGCTCTAGATTCTTTTTGGCTTCTTTGATAGCAATCATCTCTTCAACAGTTTCGCTATACTTAGCGTTTGTTTCTTCGACTTTTGCTTCCATTTCAGCGATGGCGTCTACTTGACTGTCATCCATTTCTAAGTTGTGCTCAGACATTAGGCCTTTGATGCTTGTCAGTAGAGACTCTGCTACTTCAACTTTGAAGTTGCTTTCAATTTCTACTTTATTCGCATCAACCCACTGCTCAACAACGTAGTCAAGATAGGTGTCAACTTTTCCAACCAGATCTTCAACAGCGGCATCAACCTGCTCGCCTAGATCGCTTTCAAACTTTTCTTCTAGAGTAGCTTTTTCAGCTAAAACTTTTTCATGTACAGCGGCCTCAAAAATGGCTACTGTTTTTGTTTTAAAATCTTCTGTTAGGTCCATGCCTTCGAACAAACCATTAATGGCTTCTTTAAGACCTGTGTCGTTGCTACCTTGTGGTGTTTTAACATCAATTGTACCTGCTTTTTCCGAGCCACTTTTGTCGGCTTTGCGCTTCTTAGGAGCGCCACCGGCTGGAGTTACTGGATCAGCAGCCATTGAATCTTCACCTGTAGCCTTTGCTTCGTCAAGATCCTTTTCAAGGACTTGATTTTCTAGGTTCTCACTCATTTGACTTTCTCCTTCTTTAGATAAAGATAATTGTATCCTATTATTTATAAAATTATGATTTTGCAAGGCTTTTAATGAATTTCTCAAACAAAT